AGAAGAATATATTAAAGAAAGTGAAGGTGAGCCATTAACAAGGGCGTCAGAGATTCCAACTGAATGGTTTTCATTATTTCATAGTGGCAGCGAGGCAGTTAAATTCGCTAGAGATTACCTGGAGGGTGGAAAGCCTATTGGCCAACTTGGAGAAATTGAGATTTCTCTTATATGTTCCGAGCTAATTTATAGAGTAACTGGGGAAAAGATAGCTCCAAAGAATATTCTTATAAACCTGAAGCGCGGGATAGCGCATAACACAACGGGAGGATACTGGATACTCTAAACTGTATAAATATACAGCAAATATTAAGCATTTGACAAAACGGGAAGAAAATACTATGCTTTTTGCTAGTGGGGGGGAATCCCCGAAAAAATACACCCGCAGTCTTTCGGCTGGCGGGTTTTTTTATGCCCAAAGGAAAGATATATGATGAAAATTAAATTATTAAAGTTAGGAGTAATCTTCTCTGCAATCTTTTTGATTGCTGGAATTAGTACTAATGGTTTTGCTGATACAGATGTGGGTTTTGTGCCTGCAGTTGAAAAAGAACAGGTGTTTACAAGTAATTTAGAAAGTTTGGGTGGGTTGTATGTCTTTAAAGGCATGGCAAATACTAACCGGATGCTGGCAAAAGCCAAAGAGACTGATAACACAAGGCTATATAGTACTGATGATTGTACGGATACCGATACAGTGCCATGCAATGGCTCATTAAGTACCTCAACCGTCACCAGTATGCTGAATTGGCCAGATCCGACACCTGTCCCGGCAAAGACCGCAAGTAATTCGATAACGTGTAACGTGTGTCACGCAACTGAGATGATGTTGCGCCCTGGCTAAATACGAAAATTAAATAAGTAAGATCAATAGTCTCGCGCAGGGACTAATGAGCCTGTTAAATCAGGAAAACTAAAGGCTACTCATTAGAGTGGCCTTTTTTTATAGACCAATGGTGTTATTAGCTCAGTGGTAGAGCCTCCGGCTGTGAACCGGAAGACTAGGGTTCGATCCCCAGTAGCACCCCAAACAATAGATCATAGAAGGAAAGGCTATGGATGATTTTGAGCTAGAGAAGATCGAAGGTGTAATCGTGACCGAGGATTACTATATATTCCCCGGAACAACACTAACAGTAATTTATAAGCGTGATGAGTATGGCTGCGAAGAAGAAACGCATAGCTAAGAAAAAGCCTGCCAAAAAAGCAACGCCAAAACTTCATCCACTTAAGCGGTCAGTAAAATTCTGGCACGAAGAAAAAGTGATAGATTTAATTTGTAGTGAATTAGCAACAAGTTCAAAAGGGCTTGGGTCAATAATTCTTAAGCAAAAACAACAAACTGGCGACTTTCCTAGTTATTCAACGATCATGGATTGGTTGGACAAACACGACACTTTGCAGGACAAATACGCGCGTGCGAAGGAAGCTCAGGCAGATTACATGGTTGATGAGACTTTGGAGATATCGGATGCCGAGCCAAGCGTGGTGGTTGATGCGCAAGGTGTAATGAGAATCGATAGTGCATCGGTGCAACATGCAAAGCTGAAAGTTGATACCCGAAAGTGGCTGGCTTCTAAGCTGAAACCCAAGAAGTATGGCGAGAAGATTCAACAGGTCCATAGCGGCCAAGTGGGGATCTCTCAAATACTAGAAGAAATTAATGAGCAAGACGCCGGACTGCCAAATTACGACGAGCCTGAAGAATAAGCTTAATAGCGAGTACTGGCGGCTAAATAATCTTTACTACATCACCAATGAGAAAGGCCAGCGCATTCAATTTAGGATGAATTGGGCGCAGCACATGTTTTATAAAAATATGTGGTTTCTCAATATTATCCTGAAAGCAAGGCAGCTTGGATTCACGACTTTTATTCAGATATTTATTTTGGATAGGTGTTTGTTTAAAGATAACGTCAGGGCTGGTGTTATCGCTCACAGCCAGGATGATGCAAAGGTTTTCTTTCGAGATAAGATCAAGTTTGCTTACGATAATCTTCCTCAATGGCTGAAAGATGAAAGGCCAGCGATAAAGAATGATGCTGGTGAGTTGTTGTTGGCAAACAATAGTTCTATTCGTGTTGGTACTTCAATGCGCTCAGGTACTTTGCAATATTTGCATATCTCAGAATTTGGAAAGATATGTAGGAAATACCCCGAAAAAGCAAAAGAGATTGTTACTGGATCTTTGAATACGGTACATGCCGGACAGTTTGTATTTATCGAATCTACTGCCGAAGGTCGTGAGGGTAAATTTTACACCATGACGACTAGGGCGAGAAACCTCGTCAAGATGGCAAAAAAACTTACCAAGATGGATTACAAGTTTCATTTCTTTCCCTGGTGGAAGGAAAAACGATACACGATTGATCCTGAAGGTGTACCAGTAACAGATGAATACAAAGAATATTTCCAAGAATTGCTAGATAAACATGACATTGAGCTTACGGATGGCCAAAAGGCCTGGTACGTAATGAAATGTGACGAGCAAGAGGAAAGTATGAAGCAGGAACACCCAAGTACACCGGATGAGGCTTTCGAGCAATCGATTAAAGGCGCGATTTACGGCAAGCAAATGACTTGGCTGCGCACTAACAAGCGAATCACCAAAGTTCCACATGAGCCTAAGTTTCCCGTTTACACATTTTGGGATATTGGCAGGAATGACATGAATAGTATCTGGTTCATGCAACGAATCGGAAAGCTAAATCATTTCATTCGTTATTACGAAAATCATCAAGAATCCATGCAGTACTACGGGCGTTATCTGCAAGAGATGTCACAAAAGCATGGTTATTACTACGCAATGTGTTACTTGCCTCACGATGCCGCTGTTGTTGATTACACCAGGGATGACAACAAACCGAGATCAGAGATACTTGAAGATATGGGGTTCAAAGTGGACACCATCGATAGAGTTAAAGACAAGGGCGATGCTAGACAAGCTGTTCGTGATTCCTTGCCAACTTGTATATTTGATGAAGAAGCCTGTGACCAGGGTATCAAATGCCTTGAGAACTATCAGTTCGAGTGGGACGAAAAGATGGGTAAATTCAAAGATACCGCCAAACATGATTGGTCCTCCCATGGCAATGATGCCTTTGAGCAGTTTGCCCGAGGATTCGATGAGCCCATTCAGATGGGAAGAATTAGACGTAAACGCGATAGAAACTGGAAACGAGCATAGGAAAGAATATATGAGCAATGTAAAAGTATGGCTACAGCACATTCACACCGAAGATGGTGGAACTGAGCCAGCGGTGTGCTTTGGTCGTATTGGATATCGCAATAAATCTGCTTATGCCATAGGTTTATCGGCTGCTCATAAGTTTCTTGATGATAATTATTTGATGAAGTCGGCGTTTAAGATTGCCAAAACACTTGGGCTTGAACCAATAACAAAGGGTGAGGTGATAAAGATTGCCGACACGATATTGCATTCACTTGATGCTTTGGTAGCTTATAAGCCTGAAACTGAGCAGCAATCGAGACAACGCGAAAAAGAAGAGGCTTTCGGTCGCGGTTATACAGCAGAAGGCACAATGAACATTGACGGTAAAGAGATTGAATTTACCGCATGAAGCATGATATTGAATTTAACACTAAGAAAGATCATGACTACGGTTATGAGCCTGATACGGATGAAGATAACGAAGAAGAGGAAATAAACCCGTTAGATTCTATCAAATCACAGGCTTTACTTAGTAAATTACTGGAATGGCGTCAACAAGCTCGTATTGCGCATGCTGATAATCGCATAGAGCAAGCACTCGATGAAGATTACTATGACGGGCTTCAATGGTCACAGGACGAAATAGATGCCCTTGAAGAACGTGGTCAAGCCCCATTGGTTTTTAACGAGATCAAACCCGCAATTGACTGGATTATCGGTACAGAAAAACGAACGCGTGTTGATTGGAATGTATTGCCGCGAAACGAGGACGACTCAGCTCCAGCGGAAAGTAAGAAGAAATTATTAAAATATATCTCTGATGTAAATAAAGCAGCTTTTGAGCGTAGTCGTGCGTTTGCTGATGCGATAAAAGTCGGTGTGGGCTGGTTAGAGGATGGTATTCGCGGCGATGAATCCGACGAATTACTGTTTAGCCGTAAAGAGTCGTGGCGTAACGTGTGGTATGACCACATGAGTACTTCCTATGATTTAGCCGATGCTCGATTTCTTATTCGGGAAAAGTTTACAGACCTTGATATTTCAGAGG